CGCCGCTAGCGCGGCAGGACAGTCAGCTTTTCTTGCCACAGTGGTTTGTGTAGGAGCACGGTACACTGCTCTAGAAGGGGCCAAATTCGAGCGCCGTAGCGGGGCCGCTTTCAAACGCCGAACACACCGCTGTCGTGGTGACTGCGCCATCGGGCATGTCTGACCAGTTAGGGACACGTTCTCAAGTCATTCCCGCCCCTTGGCTCCTGTCGCAAGCAGGGGCGCAGTACCTCGCCTCCACGCTGCTTGACCAATACGCCTCGGGCGCGGCCACCGGGTCCGTCACGATCATTGCCAACCCCGACATTCGGGTGGGGACGGTGGTCGAGATACCGGACCCGCGTACAGGGGGCGGACACACACGCTACTACGTCAGCAGCGTGGCGTATCAACTCGTGTGGGGCTCAACGTGGACACAGACGCTCGGCCTGACGTACGGACGCGCGCCGGGCAACCGCTTTCCGTACGTTGGCGCCGTGGCCTACCCGCAACTGCGGGCGTCGGAGCATGACCTCCCGGGCTACGTCTCGTTTCTCGCGTTCGATCCTGACAACCCGCGCCGGGTCGTCTCCCCCCTGCGTGTGGTGGCCCAACCGTCGCTAGCGCCCACTCAGGCCGCGTCTGCGGCCTTTCGGGTCGGAAGCGTGATCGAGCTGCGCACAACGGCGGCGGGCGGGCAATGGGTGGGGCCATCGCACCAGTACACAGTTGTTGCCGCATCATCGTCGCAGCAAGACCCGACCATCATCAACCTTGCGTCGGGGAGCGGGATAGCCTACGCGACGATCACGATGGACGGCTCGGGAGACACGAGCGTTGATACGAGTACCACTAGTGGCACGGGGGCAACGACGGGCACAGCGACGATGGGTGGTCCGTCCACACATGCAGCGGGCACGGGGACGCACCCGGCAGGTGGGACACCTCCGGCAGCGGTGCTCAACCCTGGAACGCTCCCCCTGCGCGCCCTGGCCGCCGCGAGGTCGCTCGCGGGCCAATTGTATATCAGCGGACACGCAGGGAATGACGGATGGGATTGCATTGGCCTCGTCGCGTGGGCCTATAACGCCGTTGGCGTCCCCGCGCTGTTCCTGCCCAATTATCGCGGTCCTGGCATCAACGCGGACACGGCGCCGGACGGCGCGTTCTATTATTTCCTGGCTCACGGCGCGCGCGAGATTGCGGTGGCCAACGCGCAGAAGGGCGACCTGCTCTTTATTTGGATCGCCTCGCTGGCGGACCAACAGGGCTTCGCGCACATCTGTTTCCAGTGGGACCCCGGCCTGAACTTCGGGGCGAACAACCCGACATTGGGCATCTGCGTCACCCCCATTGAGGGCTACCATAGCGACTGGCCGGGTCAACCGAAAACGCGGATCAACCGCGCCCTTGACCTGTCGAGGTACAAACCATGAACGACCTCGACGCCCTCCTCGCTGAGGCGCGCCGCCAGGGCTGGCGCTGCGAAAAGCGCGGGTCCGGGCACCTGCTGCTCCGCCCTGCCACTCGCACCGGCCCCCTCATCGTCATCAGCAGCAGCCCGAGCGATTACCGGGCGCTGGCCAAGATTCGCAGTCAGTTGAAACGCGCCGGCCTGATTTTGCCGGCGGATCATTCATCGAGACCACACAAGGAGCCTACCATGCCACGATGTACAACCACCGCGACCAAAGCCCGCACAGTTGCCTCGCCTGCCCCAACCGTGAGCCAGGCTGATGAGGCGCGTCTGGCCCGCGACCAGCGAACGCTAGAGCGCGGCGATACGCTGGCGCCCGACGCACGGCTAGACCGCGATTTGGCGCATCTCGCCGACACGTCCCCCGCCCGGCGCGTTCAGTCCCGCCGCCGCGCGCCGGAGGAGGTCGGTCTCGTGTACCGTGGCAAGCGATCGCGGGCCATCCTCGTTGACCACTACATCACCGTCACCGTGCCGGACGAAGACAACGACGCGGCGGTCGCGGAAAAGCAGGATGTCATTCCCGGCCTGGACGAGGACAGCCAGCGCCAGGCGTGGGCCGCAGAGGATATGCGGAGGGGCATGACCCGTCCGTACGTGCGCCTGGCCGACCGCTTGGTGCTGTCCGGGCACGACTACACCTTCGAGCTGGGCAAGACGGTGCTCGTCCACGAGGACGACGTGGCCTACCTGCTGGCCCACGACACCTATCGCATCGAACGCGCCGACGGTCTCGACGATGATGGCGCAGGCGTGCCCCCCATCGGGCGGCGCGGCCGTCAGCGGGGGGCGTAGCCATGTCTGACTCAACACAGATACAACCACAGGGCGAGACCCTCGCGGAGCGGCGTTTTAGGGCTGAGGCGGTTCAGCGTCTCGGCCGGGCGCTGGTGGATATCGCCGACGACGAAGCCATGTCAGCCCTCCCGTGCGACCTCTCACCACTCTTGAGGTGCATGGGGGTGGCGCTCGACGCGCTGAGCCAGGATGTGCCGGCGTTGTCGGCGGCAGACGCCAACGAGGGGGCACGAGATGCCCTCGCTCAGGCGCGAGAGCGCCACGCCGAACTGTGCGTAAAAGGCATCGCCGCGCAGCGTATTGGGCGGGGCCTCGTCGCCATCGAGCGCGACGATGTACGCGTCACCCCGAAAGACATCTCAGTCGCGCTGATCCGTGTGCTGGCCATCGTCAGGGACATGATGGAACTTTCAGGATCTGTGATCGCAGCGTCCGAGAGCGCCATCACAGCGGCGGCCACCGCCGACAAGGAGGGCGACCATGCCCCGTAATGCACGCGCCACAACACCACCGGCCGACCAGACGCCCGCGGTCGAGAGCGACGAGGCGGCGGCCCGCCTGCGGGCGGCAAAGGAGAAGGCGGCCCTGACCCCACGGGACCTGGCGCTCCGGCACTGGCCATCCATCCCGCCGCGGCCCTACGCCGAGCAGTCCGGTGCTCCGCCCCCCGATGAGAGCGCGCAGAGGGGTCGCGAGACACGCGGCCCCGACGGCTCATGTCTGCTGTCACCCAACGGTCCAGGGCCTGACGCCTACGACGTAGGCACGAGGTAAAAGGAGGGCAGGCGATGCCTCGTGTCTGTACCGTCTGCGCGCACGGGGAGCGCAGCGTCATCGAGCAGGAAATCGCCGTCGGTACGTCCGCGCAGAAAATCTCCGCGTTATTCCGCGTTTCACCCGACGCAGTGCAGCGCCACAAGGCGGAGCATCTGCGCCCCACGCTCATCGAAACGCGGCACGCGGCTGACGATGAGCGTGCCCTCGATGTCATCAAGCAACTGCGCGCCATCAACGGGGCGAGCCTGCGCATCCTGCACGAGGCGCAACAGGGCCAGGACCCGCAGACCGCGCTAAAGGCGGTCGATCGCATCCAGCGACAGATCGAATTGCAGGCCAAGCTGCTGGGGGACCTCGACGACCGGCCGCAGGTGAACGTCATCGTGTCACCGGAATGGGTGTCCATCCGGGGTGAGATCCTCGTCGCCCTGCGTCCGTACCCGGAGGCGCGTCAAGCCGTGGCCGCGCGCCTGGTGGCCCTGGAAGGGGGGGCGTGACCGATGGCAGCATTGATGTCGGACCTGGCCCGCGCGCTCGACCCTGTGTTGCTGGCCGCGCAGGTGGGCCTCGTGCCCAACCCCTGGCAGACCGATGTGCTGCGCTCGACGGCGAGCCGGCTGCTGCTCAACTGTAGCCGCCAATCGGGGAAGTCGACCATCACCAGCATCCTGGCGTTGCACACCGCGCTCTACGCCTCCGATAGCCTCGTGCTGCTCCTGTCGCCGTCCTTACGACAGTCGGGCGAGCTCTTCAAGAAGTGCATCGCCACGTACAAGGACCTGGGCCGGCCGGTCTCGCCCGAGAGCGAAACGGCGCTCACGTTGACCTTGCAGAACGGTAGCCGCATCGTGAGCCTGCCAGGCAGCAAAGATGGGAACATTCGCGGCTACAGCGGCGTCAACCTCCTTGTCATCGACGAGGCGGCCTGGGTCGCGGAGAGCCTGTACATGAGCGTCCGGCCCATGCTGGCCGTCAGCGGGGGGCGGATGCTGGCCCTCTCGACGCCGCACGGGACGCGCGGCTGGTTCTACGAGGCGTGGCGCGGCGTGGAACCGTGGGAGCGCTACGAGGTGCCGGCGCCGCTATGTCCCCGCATCTCGGAGGAGTTCCTGGCCGAAGAGCGGCGCAACATGGGCGAGTGGTGGTACGACCAGGAGTACATGTGCCAGTTCAGCGACGCTGAGACGCAGGCGTTCCGGCGTGAAGACGTTGAGCGCGCCTTTAGGGAGGACATTGACGTATGGGACCTATAACCATCGGTGTGGACATCGGGCAGAAGCGGGACCCCACGGCCATCGCCGTGGCCGAAGCAGTGTGGCAGGCCACACCGAACGGGCAGGGCCTCGAAGAGCGATACACCATCCGCCGCACCGAGCGCCTGCCCCTGGGTACCTCATACCCACACGTGGCCGAGCGCATCGCTGGCGTCGTCGCCAACATCTTTAAGCGGGCGACCCATCCGCAGGGGCCACAGGTCGAATACGACCCGGTGAACGGCGTGTACCAGGCAGTGACGGTCGCGCCGCCGGGGATCGTCCTCTATGTAGACGCAACAGGCGTTGGCCAGCCGGTGGTTGACCTGCTCGCGCGTGCGGGTGTCCAGCCTATCGCCGTCTATTTCACGCACGGCGATAGGCGCACCGTCCGCGAGGATGGCAGCGTGGCGCTGGGCAAGGGGTGGCTCGTGTCCCGGCTTCAATCCCTCTTACAGACCGACCGGCTGCTCTTGCCCAAGACGGGCGAGGCGGCCGCCCTAACGGAGAAATTGCTGAACTACGAGATTAAGGTGTCGGAGGATGCCAACGAGCAGTATGGCGCATTCCGTGTCGGGACACACGACGACCTCGTGACCGCCATCGGCCTGGCGACGCAAGGAGTCCCCGAGACCGAAACGACGGAGGTTGTCTATCTCGAAGACATCATTGGTGACTACCGCGTCCACATCGGCGGCGACGAATCGTACCAGACGCCACACCAGCAGATGCTCGCCGATTGGCGGCGTCACTTCGGCGGGTAGCACTGGCTGCCGCGCATACCAGATAGAGAATAGGAGTACCAGATGACCACGACTAAGCGCACCACGCCGGCAACGATGGCCCAGCTCACCGAGGCCCTCGACGCAACCCTGAAAGCGCCGGTCAGCGCGCCGAACACGAGCATATCAGATCCCACACCCGGCCAGGACAACCTCCTCGGGGACATGGCCGCTCTGTTGCCAAAGCGCCGCCCGCCCACGCCCGCGCCAGCCGCGCCGACCGCGCCAGTCGCGCCAGCCGTGGTACTGACCGAGGCGGGCGCGAGCCCCCTACCCGTCTACCCCTGGGAGCCGATGCCCACATCTGGCGACCCCTGCGGGCTGCGCGAGCGGATGCAGTACGTCGAAGCGGCCATCGCCGCGCGCGCTGTGCCGCCACCGACTGCCGCGCCCCACACGCGCCCCGCCGGCGGGCCTGTGTCGCCTCTCGTCGAAGCGCGTTTCGTCGAGGCCCACCAGCGTCTCGATGAGATGCTAGGCTAAATCACCCACGGGAAAGGGATGGACGGAATGAATAATCTGAAAGCGCCGGATGCCATGAGCGATGCGGTGTTCCAGCAGGTAGTCAATCAGCAGATCACCAGGCAGCGCGACGCGGATCTCTCCGTACGGCACAAGATCGATTGGGAGGCCCAGCACCGCATGGTGTGGATCGAAGCCCCCCTCGCCCTCCAGACGGCGATCAGAAGCCACCAGCGCGCGATACAGACGCAGCAGGAGCGCCTGGAGGACGTAGCCAAGGGGCTCTACACGGCCGCCCTGGAGGCGCTCAAGCGCCGCTACCATGAGCGCGGGGATATCACCAGGGTTGAGTACGACCAACGTCAGAAAGAACTCTACTCAGACTGGCAGAATAGGCGCGTGGACTTGGCCAAACGCTACATCTATACGTTTGCCGACGCTCGGTTAAAGTCGGTCCAAGAGCAGAGCTACGCCGCGGCGCGTGCGGCCAGCGATGCGGTGTGGGCGCGCGAAGGTGCCTCCATCATCGAGAGCTACGCCATGCCTACCCCGCCATCCTGGTCGCGTGAATCTGAGCCCGAGGAGGGGCCGGCCGACAAGAAGCCCACGCGGCGGCGATCCGCCGCCGCACGCTAACCGACCGGCGCCTGCGCAAGGCGCCGACATGGCCGAAAGGCAGGGGGGGGACTTATGCCAGAGGGGCAAGTCGTGTTACTACATCGGTCGAGCGGCACGGGCGAGATACGCCCGGTACGGCGCCATCCGAACATCCGCTTTACGCGCGGCGCCATCGTTGAGGAGGACGCCCTGAGCGTGCGGCCTGGCGATTGGGTCTCCTACACCCTGAGTGACTCCAGGCCCGGACAGCCACACCATGCAATCAATGTGCGCCGCCTCGCGCTCCCGCGCACGGACCTCATCAGGCAGGACCCGGCCCGGTGTGCGGAATGGGACACCATCGAACGCATGTACGAGGAGACGAGGCAGGCCGTGGCGGGACAGTGGGCGTGCGGCACGTTGACGCCGCACCAGCGCGCCGGCCTCCTCGTGGACGCCGAATACCTCCGGTCCACGCGGTTGACGCGTGGCGTGTGGGCAGACGCCGACAGTGACGAGACCGACGAGACCGACGGCGAGGACGACCCACGCCCCCGCGCAGGGGCCACCAGCGCGCGCTGGACGGGGCCAGGCAAAGAAACAGGAAGGGCGGGGCACGACGCGAGCATGACGGCGGATATGCAGCCCTCCCGGTGTAAGGGCACGGTCTCACACATCAACGCGCGTGGCTTCGGCTTTATCCAGCCCCATAACAGCGACGGAACCGTCTTTTTCCATGCGTCGGCCGTCATGGGCGGTCGCTACGACGAACTTGATGTCGAGCAGCAGGTGGACTACATCGCAGAGACCGACGCGAACGGTCGCCCACGCGCGGTAGACGTGCGCCCGCTTGACCTCGACCTCGACCAAGGCACGGGCGACGAGTTGCGGCCGATGAGCGCGGCCGACGACGACGACGACGGCAACGCTACGGCAAGGGTCAAACAAGCAAAGTTAATTGGGTGACGACTAAGCGGGCTATTGAGCGTATGGCGCGCGTCGTGCTATCCTATCTCGTAGGAGCGCCTGTTATAAACGGCGCGTATGGAGCAACGCAGGAAAATATGCAATGAGTCATGAAGACGCGGTATTGTCGTCAACAGGCGGGGCTATCCTAACCGCCATTCTTGCTAACCTTGCCTTTGGCCTGCCTGGCGCTGCTCTTGGGATGATTGTCGGGGCGCTCGGCCTGCCCTTCCTCATTAATGCGCTACAACAGCGAGAACGCACGGCTCACCGCCGCTAGCGTGGGACTGGGGTGGAGTATGCGACCTTCGTCATAGGCGGGATGATCCTCACCGGCATCTTGTTTGTGAAACGCGCACGCCATCACACACCGGCGGTACAGTCGGACTCTCTCCTTGATATTGTCCTTGCCTTCACGTTGAGCAGCGCGCTCGGCTTCTTGTGCGTACCGACTATTGGAGTGTCGTGGGACTTTGTGACGCACGGCAGCACGCTAACGCTCGCCATGCTAAAGCCCTACGATGAGCGTGTCATCATGGGGAGTCTGTTCATCGGAACCGTGGCTCTCGTGGTGATTGCTGCGTGGGGCTACTGCGAGCGTCTTCCGCGCGACAAAAAGGACAAGAAGCCACCCGACGCTACGGCCTGACTGTCAATTGCTCCAACCACTCTTACACTCCACCAGCCGTGCCGAGCGGGATGATCACGTCTATCGTGACGCTCGCCGACGAGATCAAGCTGGGCACCATTGAGACCATGCTAGCGAAGGACAATGCGGAGCTGGGTTGGACTTGAGCAGAAAGAGGGGAGCGTATGACGGAGAGAACAAAACTGACAGAGGACGAGGTTATAGAGCCAGCCGTACCGCCCCTAGAACTCAGCGAGGCGGACGACCTGGCGACGTTCGACATAACCGATGTCGATGCACTGTTGAACGATAAAGATACCATCATCAAAACCACCGACGCTGACGACGTGGAGCAGCGACAACAGACGCCCTAAGAGGCGCGCTGGGGCGCGTGCCGTGGCCGTGAGTGGCTCCGTACCCCACGATGCGCAAAGAGGCCCCCAGCGCAATGCTGGGGGCCTCCTACGTGCCCTGGACTGTAAGGGGGCCGCGCTTACACCAGCGGCTGTAGGTGTAGGTGCGGGTGGGTCGTGGGGTGGGGCGCTTGCGGGCTCCGCTCGGACCTGCCGCCGGCCAGCACGCGGACCCGTTGCTTGGCGTTCTGCCGTCGCCGCCACCGCGCGTCGAGCTGCCGTTGATTCGCCACAGAGCGGGCGCACCCGGCCGCGATGTCGTCGGCAAAAGCATTGACCAAAGCGGAGAGGCAGGACCCGACGTAGCGGTTATGCTTGTCCATCGTGCCACTCCCGTCGCGCCACAAGTCGACAAGCCCCCGCAGCCCCTCGGGTGTCGCACACACGGCGAGGATCTCTTTCGCCTGATCAACGAGAATCTGGTCGACCGTCTCGGTCTTGGGTGTCGGTGTCATGAGAGGTGATCCTCCTGGGTGGGGCGTTGGCCGCCGGCGTACTGTGCGGCCATGTGCGCTTCAATGACCTCTTTATTGAGGTCAACCAACAGCAGGGCGAGGAAGCTTGCGGCGCGCTCCTCCTTGGGGTCAGTCGTGGTGCACGCGGTGTCGAGCAGCATCTGAACCCATCCGGGTTGTTCACGGGTTAAATGGATCAGGGTCTGCATCATCTGAGCGCCGAACGCCTCGTACCGCTCAGGTGGTACGCTTTCGGCACGCAGGCGGCGTGGGGCCGTGTTGTCGTTGGTCATGGATGTATGCTCCTCTTTCTATTGCCGGCGCGGGATGCGCCCTTCGACGCTGCGGAGATCGTAAGCTGCTTTGTACGGCGCGAGACACTGGCTGTGCAGAAAGTAGAGGGTCGCGCACGCCGCGAGCGGTGAGACGCGCCACAGCGCGCCAGCGGCGGTCGTGTCAAGTTGGTGGCAGTACGCGCATTTGTGGACAACCGGTCCGGCGAGCCCCCCGCCGGCGAGGCGAGGTAGGGGCGTGGGGACCGTGGTCGTGGTGGCCGTTGGTGTGATGCTCATCGTCTACGCCGCCCGCATGGCGCGGCTGTCGAAGGCGGCATAGGCGCGCTCGGCTTGCTGGACCTGGCGCAGCAGGGGCGCGTACTCGTCGCTCTGCGGGTGCGCGTCCACGAGCGCCCGCCGCTTGATCGCCAGGAGACGCTCGGCCGCGGCGAGATCCGCGGCGATGCCTGTAATCCGGGCGACCGGGGCGACCGGGGCGACCGGGGCGACCGGGGCGACCGGGGCGACCGGGGCCGTGGCCTCCTTCTTCGTGAAGAAGGCCCGGTTCAGCCCCTTAACATAGTGCATATGCTTACAGGGCTTGCGCGCGGGGCACGAGCAACGCGCCGCCGTCGTGGTGTAGAACACGCCCGGTGTCGTCTGGCTCTCGACACGGTACGTGCCGCGTTGACCAGTGAGGGCGATGCGGGGCTTGCGGGCGGTATCCTTCGTACTGGGTGCGGTCGATGTCATTTGTCCGGTGTCCTCCGTACCTACCGGCCGGCGATGGCTTCAACATCGCCGGCCTTTCTGTTCTCTGTCAGAGCTATCCCTCTGACCAACGCGTTTCAATCGCACGCGTATAAACACATTGTAACGCGTGTGCGATTGCGTGTCAAGCGCACGCAACGTGTGGTAGAATGATCTCGTGTTGGAGTAAAGGAGTTTGCGATGCAAGAGCAAGCGGAGACGGAGGAGGAGCGGCTCGACAAGGCTTTTACCCTTCGGGTTTCGTCTCGTCTCTACGATGCTATCCTCCGTGAGGCCAAGGCGGCCAAGAGGAAGCCTGCGGATTGGATGCGCATTGTTTTAGAGGAACGCACGGAATCTAGCGGTAACGCTGGCGTGAGACGGTCGTCATGACTCAACCCATTACCATCACGCTTGGCGTCGATGACAAGAACTATTCAGAGGCTCAGAGCGATAGGCTCGTGCAAGCCTTTACCGACCATGGCTTTGCCGTCGAAACCGAAAGGCTCGTCTATAAGTCTGCGATCCTTTTGCCTGGGGTCATTCTGTTGGTTTTAGGTGGTTTCCCTCTCAAGAAGCTGGCTGACATGTTTGCAGAGCAGATGTATAACGCGTGGCTACGGCCAGTGCTTGCCGACACGCTTTTCAAGCCGCGGAATACGGAGGAACCGCCACGCCTAGAGATTGAGGGCAGCAACGTACACGTCTATGTTGTGGCGACGGACGAGGTAGAGTTCGATCACGCTGTGGGACAGCTAAAGGGCTTGGCTGATGTCCTCGCGAGCAGCGACCTCATTATTGACGCGACGCCCCGAACATTGCGCCTGGACTACCGGAACGGGGCATGGACGATACATGCTGATCACATGAGCAAGAGCTATGACTATGAGCATGGCAGCAGGAAGCTCTTGGAACAGGGTAAGCGATGATTCCATTCGTCACTATCGCACCGTCCGCGCTGCCATCTCTGCTGCTCGACGAGCTCGACGAGCGCAAGCGCCTGCCCGATGTGGCCGCGATCTACTTCGTGCTCGCCGACGACACCGTGCCCCACGGTCGCCAGGCCGTCCCCCTCGACGTATAGGGTGACACAGCAAGGAGGGATAGCGCCTATGCCTCGTAAGAGCCGCGTGGTGGGACCCGCGACCGACAGCGATGGTATGCGCACGACGGCCTACCGCGCGCTAGAGGCGCTGGCCTGTGCCCACTGCGGCGGTGCTATCGCGCCGGACGCGCTCTTCTCGCGGCGCGCCCGGCGCGCCCGGCGCACCCCTGTGCGCGCGATGGGCGCGACGGGGATAACGGGCGGGACGACAACGGAGCCTCTCTGTATCGCTTGCCGGCCGCTACGCCTGGACAGCGCCGGCTCCGGCGACGCCGACTAAACAAGCGACACGAGAACGGGGGAGCAATGTCCGGACACGTCAAGAGCCATGTAGTGGGACCCGCGACTGATGGGCAGGGCGCGCGCACCACGGCCTACCGCGCTGTTGTGCCCTGTGTGTGCGTGCAGTGCAGAAGCGCCATCCTCCCGGACGAGGTGTTCTCGCGCCGCTCCCCGCGCGTCCCCGTTGGTACCACGGGAGCGGTAACGACGGCGCCGGTCTGCGTGGCGTGTCGCCCCCTGCGGGTGGAGGGCGCAACCGACGCGCCAGCGCCGACGGAGGGGGACCATCATGAGCGGTGAGAAAGGACGTGTGGTGAAGAGAGGACTCGGCCTAGCCATTATTGTCTTGATAAGTGGCGTGGTCGCGCTCGCCGTCTTCCAGTCACGTCAC